CCCGGACCCGTCCCCGGACCCGGACCCGTACCCGTACCCGTCCCCGTACCCGGACCCGGACCCGGTAGTTAGCTTTTCCATACCGGAACAGCTTTGATCGAGATCTCCGCTTCCGGAGTTACATCAAGAATTTCAATCACTTCTGTTAGTGTGACCGACGGGACGGCCACCGGAAATTTACAATCGTTTGGCTTGGAGGTTCCGGAAACTGCAAGTTGCGAGAGGGATGCAGCGCCAGACCAGTACCAGATCCGGCGCGCGTCGGTGAGCGTAGCCTCTTTGCCATCGCGTGTTTTCAGGTTGCCCGCAAATACTCCAGCAGAGTAGGTGCGGCAGATTACATACTTCCCCTTGGATGGGGCCATGATGTTTCCTCAGTCTGCCACAACTCCGTGGCCGGAATTTTGGATGAATGATCTGGGCGCCGGAGTCTTTTGTTCAAGAAAGTCCCTAGCGCCCCTCGTTGCAGGTTCAGGTTTCCGCGGGTTCAGCTTTCCCCTGGGCCATCAAGGCACCCAAGCTTTTAGTTCAATTCAAGGCGAAGTTTCGCGCCGGACCGAGGCCACCGGGATTCGGAGGCCTGCCACCCTTGCCGTGATGCATGGCCAGTTTTGTCTCCTCTTTGGCCGCTTTCTCGTGTTTCCCCCCCAATTCCTTTGGCCCGCTCTTTCTTCGCCTCGACGCCGGGCCTGTGCTTGGCCGTGGCGCATCGGCGTGGCTGGCCGGGAAGTCCAGAGCCTCCTCCTCACCAGCGGCCGCCAGGGCAGCCTCCTGGGCCTTTTCCGGCATGATGAACGGGAGCGGCTCGGATTCTGGCTCCTCGGTTCTCACTTCCCCGAGGTTTGACGGGAATGCCATATGTACCTCTTCGCCGGCCATTTCGCCGATCCAGGCCCAGAACTTTCGATTGAAAGCAATGTAAACCTTGAAGTGGAGCTCGACCTGGGGATCATCCCGGCTCCCAACGCGCATCACCTTGAATTTGCGGATCTCCGCGGAAGACACCTTTGCATTGGGTGACTCGAACAGCTTCCCGTCTTGCTTCTCTGCCTTGAAGGCAAGGGTAAGATCGGTCAGTTGCAGGATGTTGGGGCTCACCTCCGTAAAGCTTTTGGAGACGGCGGCATACGCGCTGCACAGCCAGTCGGGCATATCCGTTGAATCTTCGCCGTTGAGGGGCATCTTGATCGGGATGCAGATGCGGCGGTTAGAGACTTGAAGCGTGGGGCTGCCCAGGGTGATCAGACGGCTGGCGCCCCGAAAGAATCCAGATTGGTTTTCCATGTGCTCCCTTTCGTTGACTGCGGTTGGAAATCGGAATTAAGCTAGCTGGTGATCTGCGGGGTTTTCGGTGTCCGCCGGGCCATCTTCAAACTTGTAAAGGCCATCCGTGCTGACTCTGTATGCCGCGGTGGCCATTGACCGGATCTCCGCCAGGGTCACGTTCTTGGGTCTACCCGATGCCGCGGCCGCGCGCGCCTTGGCCATCTTTGCCGATGGCGGAATTCGCGATACGGAAACCCCAGACGCCATTTTGGGTGGCACCGGCGCCGGATCGACTTCGCGGATGGTGAGCGCCGGCAGGGCCAGCATGGGCTTCACGCCGGCCGCAATGCCATCCATAACCCTGATCAGGGCCTCAGACGATGGAATCGTCCCGGAACAAGAATTGTGATAAACCCGGCTGTCCCGGCCGATATGCCAGCGTTCATTCCGGCGAATGGGTTCCTTGCAATCCCAGCAAATGCGGCCGTTGCTCTTTGGCTGGATCATCTGGTGGCAGGTTGGGCAGATTTTAGCGGGCTTTTCCATGGTTGGCCTCCTCAGTGGCCGGCGGGAGCGTCCGCACGGTAAAGACCGCCCTGGCGGGGCTCCCATATCGCTTCTGGATAGTAGCTTGCACCACCTGCGCGTCGTCTGTCCACAAAACCCCGGTGAGGGCATCCGTGGCGGCGCGGGTGAGTTTGTCATAGTCCGGCTTGACCGTTGGCCAGGTCCGGCTCTTCGTTATGCTCTTTGGCCTCTCAATGTAAAACGTGGCATCCAGCCGGAAAGGCACTTCTTTCGGCTGCAAACGCCATCCGGCCTCGTTGCGGGCCGCCAGCGCCGTCCATCCGATCTGTTGGCGCCAGGGCTTCATCTTCGGGTTCGTGCTGGTGAGGCGCGCCGAGGCCCGCGATCGGCCCGCTTTGGGGTCGGCCTGAATCACAAAGGCTCGAATGCTGCCCTGGGGCTCGACCTTGCCGAGCACGGTAAAATTCACTTCTGGCATGGATCGGGCCTTTCATCCGTGGCGCAAAATTCGGAGAGCGCAAGGCCGGATGCGAGCCACGCTTCCCGGAATATGCGGGTTTTCTCCATGGATTCATCGAACATCGCCAGATAATCTTGGGTGGCTTTCGATGAGAGATGTGCAGCACCCAGATTGATCATCGCCTCTATCCGCGCGGAGATCTTATTTGGCGTCGGAAAGAAGTTTTGGTCTGGATCTATGCGAAGTTCATCAAGGGCGGCGGCCACCTGCGGGAGCGAGTATTTCAGGCATAATCTCTCGATGTCCTCCAGGTATTCCTCCATCGATTCCGCTGTGTCCTGGTTCGGCCAACGCCGCTGGGCTTTGTCCAGAATGGCCGTTAGCTGGGAACCATCCTCGCTTGATAGCTGCCTCCGCAAGGGCTCTCCGATTTCCGTCAAGGCGTTGTTTAGCTGCGCTCGGCTTACCTTTTCCATTGCCATTCTCCTCAGTGAATTTTCGATCTTTGTACCAAAAGACGGTCACAGCCTCTCCGCGCGCCCGCGCAGCCAGGCCAACATCCCGAAGGAACGTGGCGGCCTCCTCGGCATCCGTGCGCGCCTCACGGGCGGCATAAAGAATCACTTGGGCCAAAATCCGGATATCAGAGGGGCCGCCGGCCAGGCCCAACTCATCCAGGAGCCACGTCGCTGCCATGAACTCGCCATTGGCGCCGGCTTGAGGTGGGGCTTTTTCGGGCTTTGAAGGCTCGGGATCGCGCGCGCGCGAAGGGGGTGCTTTTGTTGTTTCTGTATATGCTTCTGATGGGGTTACCGTTTCGTTACACTTCGTTACAGATCGTTTCATATCGTCACGTGTAACGGTGACGTCGTCACGGGTGACAAGTGTTGCAGCCAAAGCCCGCTTCCTTTCGCGGAATCTTCTTACTCTCTCTCGGGTTTTTTGCTGTTGGTCGGATCGGGTGACAATTTCCCGAAATTTCCCGGCATTGAGAACCATCCATCCACCAGGAACATGCTCGACTCGCCGGCCCTCATTGTCTGGGTCGAAGGAGTTAGGGTCTGGTGAGGAGAGGTGCTCAAGGGCCTCGACGGTCTCTTCCAGAGATACCCTGGCTCTATTGGCGATGTTTGCAGGGGCTGCAAATGAACAAAAGCCGGTCTCATCCATCGCGGCAATAAGGGTGATCCAGACGATCCGGGTGGGGGTTGACTCGAGCCAAACTGAGGAATCAAGAATCTTGGTGAAGAGTTTGTTGTACATGAGTTTGGACTGTAACATCTGAAACGCTACATAGCAACACGAAGGATCATAGGGAAAGTGGATAAGTTTGTGCAAAACCCCTCCTCAGTGAGGCCGGCGGAGACGCTGAGGACGCCTCCGCCATTTTCAAGCCTGGACCGTCGCCCAGGCTACCCGTCGCACTCACGCAAGCGTGGATGGACTTCCATGAATATATCCCGGAGCGGCCGCCGGCGCAATCCGGACCCCGGCTTCAAGTTTCCATCCCTGTCGTGGTCCGCGCCTGCGCGCGGACATGACTTTGATGCGATCGAGCAGCTCAGATGCTGGGCAGGCTCTTTTGAGCAGCAGGGCATCGGCGTGGGTGGGCCAGAGGTCGACACCCAGGAGGATCATGGGAATATGCGGGGCCATCTGTTTCAGGCGCTCAATCAGTTGGTCCCCATCCATCTGCGGCATCGCATAATCGGCGAGCACCAGATCAATTTGGTTTTCGGGGAAAAGGCCAATTGCCTGTTCACCGGATGCGGCGGGAATGACGCGATAGCCGTTCGTTTCCAGTACGATCCGGAGCACGGAAAGCTCTTGCTCATCGTCGTTTATGCAGAGGATTCGCTTTCTTGGTCGCATTCGGGTTTCTCCTCAGTCTCATTGGCTGGTGGGTTCAGGATGGCATCCAGGCGCGCTTGTAGGATCACCGCGACCGCGGTGGCCCGTTCGGACTCACTCGCCGCCAGGAGGATTCTATTCAGGTCCGCCGGCAGAACCTTGAGGCTGATATCCCAGGGATCCTCCGGGTTGGCATCGGGCTCCGGGGCTTGAGGATCCGGCGCGGAGTCCTCAGATGCTGGGGGTTTGTTAAGCCGTTCTTCGGCGGGAGGTTGGCTAAGCCATTCCTTCCGTAGCTTGTCGACGGTTGGCCAGGAAATCCCAAGAGCCTCTGCAATGTGGTGGGTGCTCCTCTTTTCCCTGAATAAGGCGATCGCCTTTATTTTCGTTCCATCTGGGATCATGAGTTTTCCTCCTCCGGAAACTGTTTGTATTCCCGGCCGTCGAGCAGCGCGCCCGCGGCTTTCTTGCCGACGCGGCCATCCCGAAGCACAGCCAGGCCCTCAAATGGCTGCCCAGGCCCAGACCAGCGGAGCGCATCGCGCTCGGCATAGCAGTTCCGGCAACCTTCGCTTACGCGCGAACAGCCGCGGAGCGGATTCCTGTCGCATCTGTCCATTCGATTTCGGTTCTCGTTCCCATGCAATCCTCTCGTTAGAACGTTAAAATGTAATAACGTTTTTACCTGGGGCCGGATGCGCGCGCGCAAGTCCGAGCCCCAGGTTTTCCCGCTCCGGATTACCGCCGGCGGGAAGCGTCAAAAGGGGATATCATCGTCGGTAATCTGGGTGGTGGCGGCCATGGCATCATAATCGGCGCCATCCCATGCAGAGGGGCCTCCCTGGCTGGGCGGCGGCGGTGCCGGCGGCCTCGGCTCCTCGATGATCTGCTCGTCGACCTTCTTTCGGATCCATTCCGGGAGCTGGTGGTAGGTTGCTGGATCGTCGGACGAATAGAAGATCGGCAGCGTTTCCGGGATGATGGTCTGAGCACTGATCCCGGCCGGAAGGCCGCCAATCCCCGATATGTTGGCATAGACCTTGCCGTTGCTTTCGCTCTGCATCACGACAACCATGCAGGGCTTCCCGAGGATCGAGGCTACATCAAAATCCGCCGCCTCTTTTTCCGTGAACTGGCGACCACGCCAACTTTCGAGCGTGTGGCGTAGCGTGGATTTAGCGTGCATCGAGGCCGTGTACGTCTGGCTGATCACGGCCGGCTGGTTGAAATGCTTCCCGTCTTTGTCCCATTCGACGCGGTCGTGCGGAAGCTGAAAGCGGATAAGTACCTGGCGTCTGGTTTTAGGATAAGCGCCGGAGCCCTCCTGGAGGCCTAGATCCACCACCATGTCACAGACCCCGATATGTGTGCCGGCGGAAACGGGCTTGAAATCGCCGGTCCCCGAATTCGTTGGAAGCATCAATTTTCCCATGGGTTGCCGCCCTCCTCAGATGCGGCTCAGTAGGTATGCGAGGGGCTGCCAAAGCAGCACGGTGGCCACCAAGAACAGCAGGAGACGCGCCAGCACGGCCCCAAGCTTGGTGAAGGCTAAGACGCAATAAATCAAGATCAGGATGCCCAGGGCCGTCTCGAAGGCGTGGACGGTGAGCACGGACACTCCCAAGATCCGCCGCTCGATTGCGTGGGGAGTCATGGTCAGTCCCCTTCCCACCGATTTTGATGGAATTCGCGGATATCCTCTTGGGTCATGGCCGGGGCGCGCCCGTCGATTTCCGCCTGGAGTCGGTTCCATGCCCGGTTTGCGGATATGGCGGCGCGAATGTCACGGATGGCGACGGTCAGCAGATAATATCCGGCCACAAGGGCAACGATCAGGAAAAGGGTTGTCATAATGTCCGCCTCCTCAGAGCGGTTGAATCGATGGCCGGGTTACGTACCGGCCCCTGCTACCACGCAGGACGCTCCGCTTGCCCTGGAGAGGGCGCGGCGAAGGTTAAGACCAGCGTGCGCGGAAACCCCACACATCAAATGATGTCCCGCGCGTCCTGCGACCCCAGGCATGTTCGGCAGCATCACAGGCCTGCGCTACCGTTGAGCCCGTAACCTCAGTGTCATCACCATCGGCTGTATACCAGCGATAGGGATACTTGCTCCCATCGTGGATGTTGCGGAGGTTGAGAATTACGCGCACACCATCTTGGTCATTGTGATTGATCGATGCGGTTCTGATTGCCTTTGTCATTTCTAATCTCCATGAGGCTGGTTGCCTCTTATGGTTTAAATGTAATCTATTGTGGAAAAGAAGTCAAGATTACTTTGGTAACGCGGATAGATCTGCTCTTTTCAGCTAAACACTTTCCGTGCTACGCTTTGCCATGCGGATCGTGGCGGACAACCCGAAAGTCCAGGTGCCGGCGCCGGCGCGGGTCTATCTCTATGAAATGGGGGTCTTTCCCGTTTTTGCGGAGGACACGCGGGAGCCGAGGCTGGTAGGCTACGTGATGGAGCCGACGCGGCGCTATGTGGATCTCCGCATCGGACCAGCAAAGGCAGCCTGAATGGCGAAGGCACATAAACCTAAGAACTTGCCGCCGGGCAATGCGGTCGCGCGCAAAAAGTTGAGTGATCTCACCCAGGATGCGAAGAATGCCAACAAGGGGACCGCGCGCGGAAACGCCATGATCGAGAAGAGCCTCCGGGACTATGGCGCCGGCCGCTCGATCCTCTTGGACAAGCACGGCGCCATCATTGCCGGCAATAAGACCGCTCAGAACGCTGCGGCCGCAGGCCTGGACGATGTGCTGGTGATCAAGACCGACGGACGCCAGCTTGTCGCGGTTCAGCGCATAGATCTGGACCTGAAGGACGCGAAGACCAGGTCGCTGGCGATCACAGACAACAGGGCCAACGAGGTATCGCTCAGTTGGGATGTGGACGTTTTGAAGGCGTTTACCGCGGAGGGCTTCGATCTGGCTCCCTTCTGGAATGCAGATGAGCTAGAGGATCTTTGGCCGCAGAATGCTGAACTCCAAACGGACGAGGATGAGGTTCCGGCCGTTCCGGTCGAGGCTGTGGCTAAGCTTGGCGACCTGTACATCCTCGGCGATCACCGGCTGCTGTGCGGAGATTCAACCGTGCTGGCGGACGTGGAGCGGCTGATGGGCGGCCAGAAGGCGGACATGGTGTTTACTGACCCGCCTTATGGTATCGGCTATCAGCACACGAAAGGGAAACACGCGAAAATAGCGAACGATGCTGAGCTTGGCGCAATACCTGACCTGATAAGACTTGTGTTATTAAACACTTGCCCGTTATTTATCTGCTGCAACTGGAAGAGCTGGTCAACCTATGAGCGGGCAATGATTGAGGCCGAGAAACCGCCAAAATCCTGTATCGTTTGGGATAAGAAGGTTCGCATCCAAAACCTCGATAAATTCTACAAACAACATGAGTTCATTGCGTACTATGGGCCATTCGGGGGCCAGAAGACGGTTGCTGGAGACGTGTGGCGCGTCGATAGGGAAGTAAGCTCAGACCATCCTACGGCGAAGCCCGTGGCCCTTATAGAGCAGGCGCTGGAATACGCTTCGATGCCCAAACAGATTATCCAAGACCTCTTCGGCGGCTCCGGTTCAACCCTGATCGCCTGCGAGAAAACGCGCCGCCGTTGCTTCATGATGGAGCTTTCGCCGGCCTACGTCGACGTGATCCGAATTCGCTGGGAACTGGCCACCGGCAAGAAAGCGGTTTTGAGTGTCTAAATACGATCTTTCCAGGCCTGTCGAGATGTCCGTCACGGCCAAGAGCAAACTTCGGATGCGCCGGGCCGGCCCGATCCAGGCGGACCGCCCTCCGAAGCGGATCGATAAGAAAAAGCTGATTGCCATGGCATCCATGAGCCTCACGCAGCGGGAATGCGCGGCGCTCCTCGGCTGCAGCGTCGATACCCTCCAGCGCAATTACAGTGAGGAGTACGAGCTGGGGAAGCTCAAGTGCTCCGCCTCCGTGCGTCGAAAGCAATTTGAGATGGGGATGGCCGGCAACGTTACCGCCCTGATCTGGATGGGGAAAAACCTTTGCGGCCAAAAGGATCGGTTCGAGGCCACCGGCGCCGACGATGGCCCGTTATTCCAGCCCGTCGATCGGGGGGACATCATTGAGAGAATTATTCGACAGGTTGAGGCTCCAGCGGAAACCATCCAATGACCTGCGGGCTCTTTTGGAATCAGTTCCGGATCAAGACCTTGAGGCGCTTTTTTACGATTGGCCCTCCTGGGCGCGGCCGAACCAGACGCTGCCCCTGGGCGAGTGGGCCGTTTGGCTGATCCTGGCCGGCCGCGGATACGGCAAGACGCGCACCGGCGCGGAGACGGTGCGGATCTGGAAACGGCAGGGATACTCCCGCGTCAATTTTGTTGCGCCGACGTCGGATGATCTCCGCGACGTGATGGTGGAGGGCGAGAGTGGAATCTTGGCCATCTGCCCGCGGGGCGAGCGGCCAAAATATCAGGTATCAAAGCGCCGGCTCACCTGGCCGGATGGATCCCGGACGCTACTATTCTCGGCCGAAGAGCCGGACCGGCTCCGCGGCAAACAGCACCAGAAGCTCTGGTGCTTTATTGCCGGGACGATGGTGGCCACGCCGTCGGGACCAGTCTCTATAGAATCCTTGCGTCCCGCAGATATAGTGTTGACTCGACAAGGAAGCAGCGCGGTGGCCTCGGTGTTGGAGCGTGTCGCGGAGGTCGGGAAAGTTACTTTTTCCAATGGCTCAGAATTGATCGGGACAAGCGAGCATCCGGTGTTAACATCTTGTGGATGGACGAGACTCGGCGGGCTATTCATTGGGCAAAACGTCGCGACGGCTACATTCTCGCCTACATTGGCGAGAAAAGGCCCAACGGAAAGAGACGGGCGGTTTATCAGCACCGCTGGGTTTGGGAGCGGGCGCACGGGATTATTTCGCCGAAATGCAAGATTCACCACAGGGACCGGAATAGGTCAAATAACGACATCTGCAACCTCGAATGCCTTACACACCAGCAGCATCAAGCGCTTCACGCTCCGACCCGAAAGAAGCATGGTCTCAGCGAGCGTCGGTACCCGGCGAACTGTTGCAAGTGTGGGAAGGCGCTTATCCTCAAAGCTCGGACGAGGGCGCCTAAATGCGTGGTTTGTCACCGCAGGATCGCGGATGAGAAAAGGAAGGTCGCCAGAATATGTCTTTATTGCGCGGCGCCCTTCCAGTCTCGCAAGGGTGGGTTTTGCAGTCAGCGTTGCGTCAACCTGGGAGCCCGTTGGAAATCAGGCGGTTTACAACCTAGCGGTTGAACGGGATCACGAATTCATCGCCAACGGCATAATTGTTCACAATTGTGATGAGCCTGCCTCTTGGAAATATGCCCAGGAGGCATGGGACCAGGCCATGTTTGGGCTTCGGCTCGGGAACAGTCCCCAGGCGGTCGTGACGACGACGCCGCGGCCGATCAAGCTGATCAAGGCGCTGATAGCGGATTCAAAGAGTGAGAATCCGACCGTGATCGTCACCCGCGGCACGACGTACGAGAACCGGCCCAACCTGGCGCCGGGCTTCTATTCGAAAATCATCACGGCATATGAGGGAACGCGGCTGGGCCGCCAGGAGCTCCTGGCTGAGGTGCTGGATGACAACCCCGGCGCGCTTTTCCACTTGGCACTGATAGAGGCCGCGCGCGTCCGGACGGCGCCGCCGTTGATCCGGATTGTCGTGGCGATCGATCCGGCCGTGAGCGCCAAAGAGGACAGCGACGAGACGGGCATCATCGTGGCCGCGATCGATGGGCGCGAGCCGGTGCATGTGTACGTGCTTGAGGATCTGAGCGGAATCTATACCCCGGATGAGTGGGCGAAGGTGGCGATCACGGCTTACCACCGCTGGCAGGCGGATCGCATCGTTGGTGAGGTGAACAATGGCGGGGACCTGGTGGAGGCCAATCTCCGCACCCAGGACAGCAACGTGTCCTATAAGGCTGTCCATGCAAGTCGAGGCAAGGCGATCCGTGCCGAGCCCGTGAGCGCCATGTATGAGCAGGGGCGCGTCCATCATGTCGGGATGCTGGCCAAACTTGAGGATCAGCAGACGAATTGGGCGCCGGCAACGGATAAGGACTCGCCCGATAGAATGGACGCTCTGGTGTGGGCCGTGACGGAGCTATGTGAAGGAACGAGCGGATGGGCCGGCTGGGCCAAGGGTGAGGCCGAGGGCGCCGCCAAGGCGGGGCATGTGCCGGCGCTGCCTGAGAATCGGATCCTCTTTGACGGATCGAATCGAGATATTTGTTCCTGCGGGTCGAAAGTTTGGATTACTATAGGCGACAAGCAGGTTTGCTTCAAGTGCCGGCTGCCCAGGCCCGGCCAGAACTGAGGAAACCATGGGAACTGAGGAATTCAAACTCCCGAAAATGTGGAAAGTTTACGACCTTGGCGGCGGCCAGATCGTGGCGCTGCCAATTCTTACACGCTGGCCAAAAGGATATGAGCAATCACGGCCACCGTTCGCCACGTGGGAAGGCAAAGCATTCGACGGCGCTGATGCAATCGACCAGGCCGCTGTCTACTGTTTTCTGCACGAGTTTCCCTGGTCCGGGACCACGTCGCCGCGGATTCGCTGGAGGTTGAGATGAAGACGGTCCTGGAATCCAACATCGCTTTTGAAGATGAACTCCTCGAACGCTGCCGGGCTCAGTTTCCCGAGCGCGATGCGGCGGCCACTGTCGACCGCATGCTCTTTCAGCTAGAGTGGGAGCACCGGCGCATCCAGAAGATCGTGCGCGCCATGATCCAGGAGGCGCCCCATGCCCTGTGAGCGGACCGAATGGATGTGCGGGCGGTGCGGCTCAAGTATCTCGTTTGAAGAATGTGAGCATTGTGGAGGCGAAGGCGTGACGTCGCACGACTGCGGCGAGGATTGCTGCTGCTGCCTTGATCCGGAAGACAATGTGGCCTGCGGTGCCTGCGGCGGATCCGGCGCCTTTCCTTTATGTTTGTCTTCACCCGAATGGTGCGAAGGGCATCCACTGCCGGGAAGAGAGGCAACGAAATGCAGCACACCGGAGAGTTTCACCGTACAGGCCCGGATCGAGGCGCTGAACACGGAAGGCGGCGAGCTCTGGGAAGAGCTCAGAGGGGGCGAGTGATGAGCAACGGATATTTGTTGGCGAAGTGCGCGTCCTGCCAGATCGAGGGCATGACGATCGCGGTTTGGGAATTGAAGCCTGGTGCGCGGGGCAATATGGCTCAGTCATTCACTGCTAGTTACCGGCTCTGCCCTGACTGCGCCAGGCGGTGCGAAATACTCAAGGCGATCAAGTTCAGGGCCGAGCCCAGGGCGACCCGAGGCGGTATGCTCCGTGGGTCCGCCTACCTGATCGTTTACGCGAAAACACTTTGGGTGCTTGAGAAGATCCCCGAGGCGAAGGCATCATGAGCTCGGGAATCGTGGCGACTGAGGATCTGAAGGAATGCCCCGGCTGCGGTGCGCCGGCGACGAGGATCGGGGATCGCCAAAGGATATGCAACGGATGTGGGCTTGACTGGATCGTGGTTACGCCTGAGGATGAACTGGAGGCGGAGGCGGAGCGCAAGGTTCGCGGCCGCGAACATGCCGAGGAGCACGGCCGCGGCCGGCCAATCGCAAAGGAGCAACTCAGATGGTAGATAACTGGCATGATGCGACCGCGACCCTGGTGCTCGGGATTGCCTTCGTTGCGGCGATTGTGGGGCTCTTTGTGGCCCTCCGGATCGTGGCATACATCCTGGCCGGCTGGCGCCGCCGTCGCATGGAGCGCGCCGCCTGGCGCGCGCACGTTGACCGCATGGGAGGCCGCTGATGTTGCTTGCCATTGGCACGGGCGCCGGCTGTTTGCTCGTCGGTGTCTTCATCGGATGGAAGATCGGCATGTGGGGCTTCGTTGCGGCCCTTGAGCGCAATCTTACCCCAGACCAGCGCGCGCAGTTGGCGGCGTGGAATATCGCGGGCCACTATCGGGAGGATTACTGTGCAAAAGCCCGGTAAGTTGCAAAAGCCGGTCATCACCGGCGTCCTGCGGAAAGATGCGACATGCCCTCATGGGAATGTGCATCTTACGGGGCCAAAGGGCGTCTGGCGCTGTACGCTTTGCGGCGAGCTGGTGAGCCAGCACTATCCCAAGCCGGGGAGGGGCGTCGATCTATGAGGATCGAAGTCAAACGCGATCCGTGGAGCATCCAGGCGACCTGGAATCCCTTCACCTTTGCTTCGATCGCACCAGGCCCAGGAATTGCTTTCTATCGATGCGTCGGGGATGGGCTGATCTTGAAGGCCCCATGGTGTGAGGCCTTATTCAGTGAGCGCAACGGGTATAGGCTCCCGCTTTTCTCGCTGTTCGGGTTCCGGATCTTCCCGCTGAAAGCCCAGGAGCTGGTCAGAGAAGAGGGCAAATGCTCATTCCCGGTGGTCTGAGGTCACAAATCTTTCTTTCGGTCTGCGCGCTGGTGGCCCTGATGCTGGGCACGTTACTCCGATGGATCGTCCCGGTGATGGCTTGGATCTATCGGCGTTTCCCCTGGCTCATGGTGGCTTATCGGCGCCGGCGGATCAATCCGCGGGAGCTCTGCCTGGCCTGTGGTTTCGCGGGGCGGAAAGACCTTCGATTCGATCCGATAGAAAAGGTTGTGATTATTCAATGCCCGCAATGCCAGGCTTGCTGGTCGCGCGCGCCGCTGGTCAATGCTTCCGTCTGGGCGAAGCCGATCGCGGAGGAGTAAGACTGGTATCATGCCTCTGAGCGGGTTCCGACCCGATTAGGAGAGGGTGATCATGGCCAGTTTCGTGAAATCCGTACAAGAGGCCTTCGCGCCGATGTTCCGGCCGGCCGGCACGCTGATTGAGGGCGTCAACCCATCATCCTGGGCGAGCCCGAATAATCCGATCCGGCCAACCGCCCAGCTTGCCACCGGCGTCCGAACCTGGGATTTCCGCCCCGGGATCAACCTCAATTTCACGCCCCGCGGCGATTCTCCCATCACCTTTCAGCAACTAAACAACGTGGCCAACAGCTTCGACCTTTGCCGGCTGATCATCGAGCGTAGAAAAAACCAGGTTGTCAACCGGCCCTGGGTGATCAGGGTCAAGACCCAGCCCGGCGAGCTCAAGGCCCAGAGGCTCAAGCGGGAGGGTACGACGCCTAACGTGGCGCGCGTCTCAAAGTTGCTCCGCTTCCCGGATGGATACCACCCTTTCGATAAGTGGATCCGAATGTGGCTGGAGGATCTTCTGGTGTATGACGCGCCGGTGATTTCCCCGGTTCAGAACATGCTGGGGGACGTGATGGCTCTCAGAACAATCAGCGGAACAACGATCACGCCGCTGGTCGATCAACAGGGCTTTGTTCCGATGCCGCCGAGCCCGGCCTTTCAGCAGATCATTCTGGGGATCCCCACCTCGAACATGATCGCCGCGGGCTGGCAAAAGACGAAAGACGGAAAGGGATCGGAAAAGGGCTTCGCGGCCGATGCGCTGTTTTACTCGCCGATGAACCCGAGGAATAACAGCCGGTGGGGCTTCGGTCCGATCGAGCAGATGGTCACCACGCTCGCCATTGCTGCCAACCGCCAGACGTTTTTTCGGAGCTATTACACCAGCGGCAACGTCCCCGAGGGCCTCTTGAGTGTCCCGGAGACGTGGGACACGAAACAGATCAAGGAATTCCAAAACTGGTTTGATTCGATCCTGGCCGGCAACTTGCAGCGCAAGCGCCGGATTCTCATTGTTCCGGACACCAAAAAGGGCATCCAGTTTTCAAAGACCGAGGCGCTCACGGATACCACGGACGAGTACCTTATCCGGGTTGTAGCCTTCGCCTTCGGCATTTCGCCATCGAATCTGGTCAAGCAGGTTGGCCACCAGTCAACCAACAAGGAGCAAACCGACACGAGCCAGGAGGAGGGCCTGGAGCCGATTCTGAAGCACATCGAGGTTGAACTGAATCGGGTGATCGAGTTGGGCCTGGGCGCGGAGGACGTAGAGTTTGCCTTCGCCGATGCGCGCGAGGTGGATCCGCTCAAAAAAAGCCAGGTGGACGTCGCTTACATCAATTCGGGAACCTACACCAGGGATGAGATCCGGGAGGCCAATGGAGATGATCCGCTGGGCGTTCCCCAGGGCGCCATACCGGGAATCACCACGGCAACCGGCTTTGTTCCGCTGGATGCGCCGGTCGCCGATCCTAATGCGGATCCGGAGGATGATGGAACGCCGCCAAAGGGGCAGCAGCCACAATCCGGCGCGGCCCGAAACAAGGTTCGGAAGGCGGCCGCCCTCAAGATCGTGGCCGGCGATCTGACGCCGCGGAGCACTCAAGCGCGCCAGGCCATGGATCGCAAGCTGGGCCAATTCCTGAAGAACCAGGGGATGAGGGTCGCCAAGGCGGCACGGGGCGAGTACATCGCTCAGAAGGCGGTCGGCGGCGGAAAGCTTGCCAAGGGCGACGCCGAGGATGATCGGAACAAGGCTCTGGTGATTCTTGCCATGCTGCAATGGCAGTATCCGGATCTTTATGCCGCCGTACTGCCTTACATGGAGGAGGCGGCCGGGCAGGGTGCCGAGGCCGGCGCTTATCAGATGGCAGCCCACCAGGGCGCCAACCTGAATGATGTCCTCGAAGTTTCACTGGGGAAGGCCAAGGCGGCGGCCGCCGATCGCGCGGCGGAGCTGGTGGGCCTCAAGAAAGATGATACCGGCGCGCTGGTGGAGGATCCGGCGGCGCAATGGGCCATGTCGACGACCGCCAAGGCTAACGTCCTGGAAACGATCAAGCAGGCCATCCGAGAGGATTGGAGCCCGGCGGACCTTGAGGCCGGAATCCAACAGCTTGATCTCTTCAGCGAGGATCACGCCGCCATGATCGCGGATAATGAGATCACCCGGCAACAGGCAAGCGGCCATTTACAGAGTTGGCTCTCAAGCGGTAAGGTTCTTGAGTACACCTGGACGGTGGCGGATCTGGGCTGCTGTCCGCTTTGCTTCAGCTTTTCCATGCTGGGCTCGGTTCCCGTGGGTTATGAATTCGCCCCGATGATCTGGGCTCCCGGCGCGCATCCGTTCTGTAGGTGCTGGCTCACGGCATCGAAGTTCAAACCAACTGAGGAGGATTGATTGAGACGCTTTAAGAAGTGGCATCTGTGGGCCATCCTGGCCGGCGTTTTCTTCGTGGTTCTGATCTATACCGCGCAACCGGAAAAGATCATCCAGGCGCTTATAGCATCGGGTCTTTTCCTGGCCGCCGTCGTGGCCGCAACGATCGCGCATGAGGATGGGGAGACCGAGCCGGTTTTTGCCATCTGTGAAAAGTGCGGCGCGGCGCTGCCTCCGGATGAGGCAGAGCGCCACGAGGATTGGCATGAGAGGCTGCGGCGGGCAGTGGATGGGATGAAGGCCCTAACCGATGGCTAGACCCAGAGTTCGCCACAAAGTGATCCTCTGCGCGCTGGATGAGGTCGAGGCAAAGCTGGACGCCAGCGCCCAGGAGTTTGAACTCTTAGGGCAGAGTGCGTATCAGGTGGGCATTGGGTTCGGCGCCAAGGTAAACGTCTTGCTGATCCTCAAGCGGATCGATCCGGAGATCGGAAAATGAAGCTTATTTGCTCGAAGTGTCAAAGCCAGATTGAGATTCCGGCCGTCAGCGATCCCCAGGTGATTAACCGCCCAGGCTTGAGCCTCATTATCATCGAGCACCCTCAGACTGGCTATTGTGCGACCTGCGATATGCGCGTGGCCGCCTACGTGATGGGCGCGCAGGTTTCCATTGTCGGGGCTCATGTGCCGCCGGGTCCGAGCCCGATTCTCATAGCAAAGGAGATGCCCCTTGTCCATGGATGAGTTGGCCAGAATCGAGATGGAGGAAGGTCTTTACGATAAGGTCCCTGTCGGCACCGCCGAGCCGGCGGAGAGCGATGCCTCCATCATGGCGCGCCTGGTCTTTGACTGGGATGGCACGATCAGTACCGACCAGCTTGAGGGCATTCCGGGGGAGCTGATACAGCGGATTACCTCTCCTGGGTTCGTGGCCATGGCCAAGGCCCAGATAGCGAAGGCGCGCGGGATACAGAAGACCGGGCGGCGTGAAATGAAGCGGCCGCCGGTAATGCTTTACACAAATAAAGGCGGCCCCAACCGAAAGCAAAGGCGCATCCTGGCGGCCGGGCTCAAATAGCCCTGTGCTAAGATTTCCGGTGTATCGGAGGCTTTGCCGCCATGACTCTCATTCTTCCGAATCCAGCCTCCCCTGAAAAAACGCTCAATGCGCTGGTGCTTGCTGTCCAGGCTCTCCAGACAACCGAAGGGATCACGGCGCTAACCGGCGACGTGACGGCCAGCGGGATTGGCTCGGTTGCGGCGACGGCGGTGAAGATCCCGCCGGGCGTTACTCTCACCGGCACCCCCAGCATCGGGAAGGTGCCAACAGCCACCGGCGCCGCTGCCGCAACCTGGCAGACGCCCGCGGGCATCACGGCGCTAACCGGCAACGTGACCGCTAGCGGCCCTGGATCGGCGGCCGCCACGCTGGTTTCCATTCCGGCCGGGGTTGTTCTTGCCGGCACCATTCCGGCCACCAGCGGCGCGCCATCTACCACGCCAGCATCTGGCACCATGGCCTTCGATCCAGCGACCGGCACCCTCTACATCTACAATGGGACGGCCTGGAAGGCTACGGTCCTCGTCTAAGGAGCGCCATGAAGTTCGAGAAATTCGTTCCATTGACCAAGATGGAAGAGCAGACGGATGGAACGCTATTCGTTTATGGCACCGTGACAGCCGAGCAGCCCGACCTCGAAAACGAGGTCTGCGATTATGCCGGGACAAAGCCATTTTTTCAGGCGAAAACGGCCAGCATGTTCAAACTTACTTCCGCCGTGGATGGTATGACGCCCTCAATCATGCCCATGCGGGAGATGCACCAACTCAAGGCGATCGGCGCCGGGCGGACGATCGATTTTGACGATGCCAACAAGGCCATCAAGATGGGTTTTCAGGTGGTAGATCCCGTTTCTGTGCTTAAGTTCAAGACCGGGGTACTGATCGGCTTTTCCCAAGGCGGCGCTTATGTCGGCGAGTTGGTCGCAGATCCGAAGTTCCCAGGGTGCAAGCGGTACGTGGCTGATCCCGCCGAAGTCTCGGCCGTAGACTCGCCCTGCCTTCCGCAGGCGCTGGTGGAGACGATGAAGGGCCGGACCGTTACGTTGGCAAAGGCAGCCGGGGTTACTGAACAGGTTCCTTTGCAGATTCTTGGAGTTGACCAGGCCCGTTTGATCAAAATGGAACGTGAATTGGCCATCCTACAGGAACTCCTGAAAGAGAAGAAAACCAAGCGCGTCGATGGTGAGGATCTAACCAGTTCCTGTTTTGCCTTTGTCGGCGATCCCGAGGATACATCGACGTGGAAACTGCCCATCAAGTTCTCGGATGAGGAAAAGACGAAGACCCACATCCGGAATGCTCTGGCCCGGTTCGGGCAGACCGAAGGCATGAGCGAAGAGGAGAAAAAGGCCGCCAAGCGAAAGATCATGGCCGCGGCAAAAGAGCACGGGATCGATGTCTCGGACACCGATAAGGCAGCCATTGGAATGGTGTGTGCTAAGATTTCCCTCGAAAAGGGGCTTTATCAGGTAGGCGATTTCGCCAGCCTCATTGAAAACCTCCACTGGCTCTGTTTGCAGGCCGAATGGGAGCGCGATTATGAGGATGATGGGAGCAAGGTTCCCGGGGGGATGCGTGAGGCCTGGCTGAGTCTCCTCGCAGAGTTCAAAGCCATGGCAGTCGAAGAGGCAGATGAATTGGCCGCAGAGGCCGGAAAAGGGGAAAAGGGCATGAAGATCACGGATCAGGCCGGACTCACCAAAGCGGCAAAGACGGTGCACGATCACCTGGAAAAGCTGGCGGAGATGCACAAGGCCCAGGGCGAGCACATGAAGAAGTCCACGGATGCCATGGAAGAGAAGCACAAGGCGGTGGGCGAGCACATCGAGAAATGCATGAAGGCCGCCAAGGATGCCATGGAGGGCAACGAGCCCGAGCCGGGCGAAAAGGGCGACAAGGCCATGGAGGCCCAGATGCTTGAGTTGAAGAAATCGCTCGCTGATCTGGTCGCCAAGTTGGCGGCAACGCCGGCGACCGGCGGCGCTCACAGCGGCAACATCGATCCCCTGGCCAAGACAGCCACCGGCTTCGAGGAGCTTGAGGCATCCAGCATCACTCACTGAGTGATCCGGGCGGTCCGGGATTAAGGGCCGCCCGTTTCCAAGATTCGCGGGGTTGCTGCCCCGTCCACCCATAACCCAAACCGCCGGTAAGAGGAGCATTTCCATGCGCCAATCCGGCATTTCACAGGCAAATTTCGCGCAACTGGCTTCAAAGACTGACATGGGGCGCGTGGAGGAGCTGGTCCGCGAACATGGCGTGAAGAAATTTCGCCAGTACGTTCAGGACAATCTCCGGAAGTTCAAACTGAGCGACCCTCGGTGCCTGGCCAAGTCCAGCACCACGGTTGGCATCACGACCGGCCTGGATCTGGTTTTCATCGATCTGCGCGCGCCGGCTTACATGCTGGACCCGATTTACACGCCGATCCGTAACACCACGCCGCGGTGGGACAGGGTCAACGACGGTTACGGTGTGCAGCCTCAATGGCGCGCGATCTCCTCGCTCGACGCGACGAGCACTCCCCCGTTCGTGTCCGAAGGCAACACGAACGCCAATAGCTCTTTCACCAGCCTGAACTTTTCGAGCCCTTACGTGACAATGGGCACCAACGACTTTGTCACCTATGAGGCGATGTCCGCCGGCGAAGGCTACGAGGATGTGCTGGGGGATGGCAAGATGATGGAGCTGCTTCGGTTCGTCCGGATGCAAGAGCGGACCTACGTGGGCGGCTCCGGCACCAGCGCCTCCAATGGCGCACTCCAGCTCAGTACCACCAACACCCCGGTGGGCGTCCTTTCCGCACTGAACAATAGCAGCTACGTGACCGGCGTCCTGCCGGTGGGCAGCTATGCGGCCGCCTATGCCGTGGCGCTGAACTATCGCGCGATCACCAATCCGACCAATACGGTAGCGGCCGGGATCACGACTCAGTTTCTCCGGACGAATTCCGACTCATCGAGCGACGTGATCAATGGCGGAACGGCCATCGTCTCGGCCGCTTCAAATGTTGTCGGCCCCACGGTCTCCGGGACCAAAACCATCCAGTTCTCTTGTGTTCCCCAGGCCGGTGCGTGGGGATATGCCTGGTTTGTGCAGATCAACACCGCCGCCACTTTTTCGCCCTCCGCCGCCAGCGCCAAGCTGTCCGGGATCACGGCCGGAATCTCCAGCTTCAACTACTTCGGCCAAACTCAGGGCACCCAGACCGCGGCGTATGCGGGCCAGGGAGGCTATGCCGGCTTTGCCTCGGATCTGTCCACCAACCCTCTGGACCAGGATGGGCTTCTCACGATTGCATCGAACTCCGCCTACACCATCGGGCTGCCAACCTGGACGTATCCCGCCAACAGCACCCAGACCGCTCTCCCCGGCGGCGTGGATCTGCACGGCGCCGGGCTCACCAATGGCGGCCTGGTGGGCTCCGTCACGGAGATTGACAACGTCCTGTTTGCCATCCAACAGGCCAGTCTCACCAGCCCGACCCGGATTTACCTGTCCACCGATCAGGTACCGGGCTTCCGCTCGGCCTTTATGGTGGGCGCGACGGGCTCGACCGCGATGAATTTCTTCTTTGCCGGCGGCGGCCCAAAGACGGATGGCAGCGGAATCAGCGTCAATCAACACATCGCCCAGTATCACAACATTTTCTCGCTTGCGGGCGGCAGCTTCATCGACATCGTGCAGCATCCTTACTTGCCCAAGGGCACGATCCTGTTCGATGTCGACAACCTGGGCATCGCGTATGACAACAGCCGGCTCGGCGAAACCCGCGGCGTTTTCGTGCGGCGCGATACCTATGGGATCGAGTTCGCACAGACCAGCCGCAAACTTCCCTTCGGCGTGTATTCGGAAGAGGTCCTTGCCGTCAAGACTCCCCAGCTCCTCGGCTACATCAAGGGAGCCGGCCCATACGGACAGGCTGCTCTGTTCTAACCAGGTATGGGGAGCGGAGCCCAAACCGGCGCGGCCCCGCTCCCCAGGCCCGGAACCCAGCAAGGTTCCGGGCAACCATTTTCAATCGCGGAGGTTTTCCAAGTGATCACCCTAATTTTGGTTGTGCTCGTCCTGATGCTTTTCACGGATGCTTACCGCGCTCCGGAACCGCATTACCGCTATGGCTTTGGGATTTTGGGCGTGTTGCTGTTCGCTCTCCTGGCTTGCTTGCTTTTGGGAGTGATTCACAGCAGCTAATCGCAGAGACGGCCGGAGCGTCCCACGGCGGAGCGTGATGGCCCAGCGGGCGGGCTTTCACAGAGTTCGCCCGTGATATTTGAAGGTGGGATGCATGGGCGCGAACGTCATAGACTTGACCACGGTGGCCGCGGTAAACAGTTGGCTGAATCAAGGCTCGACGGTCGACGCGGCGATCATCCAGGGCGCGATAACCGCCTTTTCCCGTTTCGTTCTCACTCTGACCGGCCGCAATAATCTATCGCAAATTCAGAGCTATTCGGAGATGTACGATGGCACGGGCGGCGCGCGCCAGCACCTCCGCAACTATCCCATCCTTTCCGTCTCCAGCCTTATGATCGGCACGACCGCACTGCCCCAAAGTCTCGACCCAAGCAAGCCGGGGTGGGTAATCGACACCAGCGGTCTCCAGGCGGCTCTGGCACTGCGTTCCGGGGGCGGGGGGGAGCGCGCATGGGCAGACGGGGCAGGGGGCGGCCGCGGGGGCTTTTGGGGTGGGTACGGAAACGCGCCGCCGCTCGGATACACGCCTTATCGGTTCTCTGAGGGCATTATGAATGTGGCGGTAAGCTACACCGCCGGATATGTGCTCAGCGTCCCGGCCGAGGGTGGAACGGTCCCGGCGAGCCCCGGACCCTACATTCTTAGCGTCGCGAATGCCGCGAACTTCTATGCCGATCAGGGCGTTAAGCTTGCAAACGGAACCGCGCTCGTGGCTGTGGTCTATCCGGCGGCGCCAGGCGCTGGCCAGTACAACGTGAACCCGGCAACGGGCCAGTACACTTTCAATTCCGCCCAGGCCGGTGCGGCGGTAAACTTTGCGTATCAGTACGGTGGGACGCCTTATGATCTGGCCCAGGCAGCCACCGAGCTCGTGGCCGCGCGCTATAAGTCCCGGCAATGGATTGAGCAGGTTTCCCAGGTGCAGCCGGGCATCGGTACCACCGCTTACAGCCGGCTTGGGATTCCGCCGCAGGTGGGCATGATCCTCGAACACTACAAAACGAGGCACATTCCGCAATGACCCTTGTTACCCTCACCGTCGACGCCGATCTGGCCGCTGCTCGTTTGGCGGGCAAAGAGGAGACACTACGCGATGCCATTGAGTTCACACTCGATGGGTTGGGACGCCAGCTTTTTGAACGGGTCCAAGCGAAGCTTTCTGGTGAGGTGCTACAGGCTCGCACCGGTCAACTCCGCGGTGCGGTTGACCTTTGGAGCGCCCAGTTCATTGGTGCCGTCTGCGGCGTGTATGTCGGGATCCAGGACGAAGATCCGGCCTGGCTGGTGGGCATGGTGCATGAGTATGGCGGGAAGGAGTATTACGACATCTATCCCCACGAGGCGATTTACAATGCGGCCGGTCTGAGCGGGCAGGGCCGGATCTCGCCACACTCCGCGGAGGATTCGCCGGCGCTTCTCGAAGGCCGGCTCCCACACACGCTCCGGTGGGTCGGTCCGGAGGGGATCGTGTTTGCCATGCACGTCTGGCACCCTCCGGCGAAGGAACGGTCTTACCTGCGGTCAAGCCTGGCCGAGATGGAGGCGGAGGCCGTGGGAGAAATCAAGGGCATCTTGGCGGAGGTGCTGGCCGCATGAGCAAACCATTCATTTCAACCGAAACGATCTTTCAGAACCTCTTTTCGCTGGTGAGCCAGACGACGCTTTTGGATACCTCCGGGAATCCAACGGGAACGGCGGCCTTCGCTACCACCAGCCGGCGCCTTCCCCAGGTCTCGAATGTGGGCCAGGCGGAACAGCCGGCCATCTATCAGCTCGAATTGAATCAGGATGTGATCGAGAAAACCCAGGGCGCGGCGAGCTATGAGCTCCACTGCGATCTGTTCGTCTTTTTCCGCAATACGGGCGGCCCGAATGAGGTGGCATCGAGCCAGATGAACGCGCTTCGGGATGCAGTGATCTATCAGCTCCAACAGGCCACGCTGGCGGCCGATGGGGTGACGGTGGTTCCTCTCCTGGGCGGGCAGCGCCAGACGCTCGGAGGCGTGGTTTATCATGCACGGGTGAAGGGGACCGTGCTTCAAAATGAGGGCACCCAAAATAACCAAGGTGCTATCGTGATTCCAGTTTCGATCCTTCGCGGGATGTAAGGGGCTGTGAACCCCTAAGAACCAAAGCAGCGATCCGCCGAATTTAGCAAAGGGAGCACCTCAAATGATTCTTCCAGGCTTGCAATTCGGCTCCGGCGTGGTTCTTGCGGTTCCGCAGTCCAGTTCCGGGAATCCTCCCGTCAACCCCACGCCGCTGGGCCTGGGCGTCCTGCAAAACGTGAAAATGACCCTGGGCGCGGAAATCAAGACGCTCTTCGGGCAGAGCCAATGGGCCGTCGACTCGGCCGTGGGCAAGCGCACGATCAAGGGAACCTTTGAGCTCGCCCAGGTCTCAAACACGCTCATGAGCCAGCTTTTCTTTTCGGATGCGCCGGTCGCGAACGTGCTCGAAACGACCGCTTATCCCGGCGAGGCTCACAGCGTCCCGGCCTCCTCAGGGCCTTATACCATCGTGGTCACCAACGCATCGCCCGGCCCGATCGTTGATTGGGGTGTGACGTATGCGGCCACCGGGCAGCCGCTCGTGAATGTGGGATCCGGCTCGCTTGCCGCCGCGGGGCAGTACAAGGTTGTTCCTTCCACCGGAACTTACACCTTTGACGCTGCCGATGCGCTCGCTGCCATCTTGATCAATTACGAGTGGCCTGCGGCACCCGCCCAAGGAACGACGCTGACAGTTCAGGCTCACCCCATGGGCTTTGGCCCGGTCGTGGCTCTGAATATCGTCTTTCCCTATGAGGGCGGCGGAATCGGCTTCTTTGTCCCGAATGCGCGTCTGGGCAAGATCGATGTGGCCACGAAGCTCGATGACTACGCGATGTACACCGTCGATTATGAGGGCTTCGCCGGCGCCGCCGGGATACCCTTCGTCAGTTACCAAGCGTGGTAACACGCCCGAATTCCAGGCGTTAAGTTCCACGTGGAACGCAACAGCAACCGAGAAAAGGGGAAACTCAGCCGATGGAAAAGACAATCACTCTCGCTGGCCGGACCGTGAAGTTGGCCACGATCACCGTGGATGCACTCGAAAAGTGCGACCTTGCCGGCAAGAATGGCCGGAAGTTCAATATTGCTTTGGTAGTAGCTTCGGCGCTTGCTGGTGGCTTTTCAGAGACCGGACTAGAAGCCTGGGTCCGCTCCCTTCAGGCCTTCGCGCCGGAGGCCGAAGAATCGCAGTTCCAGCAGGTCGTGAATGCGGCCAACGTGGTCAACTACTTTGAAACAGAAGAGGACCAGGTCGCGGCGCGGAAGGCGAAGGCCGATGCGTTGGCCGCAGTAAAAGCGGGGCGCAGACCCAAGGGGGAAAGCGAGCCGGCGGCACCGGCCGGGGCATAGACCTCCAGTACATTTTCGGATCCATGGGGCGGTGGTTCGGTTACACGCTCGCCGAAACGCGAGCAATGACGCTTGAGGAGGTTCACATGCTGGACGGTTTTCTCCTCCGTCACCCGCCCGTGGATGTCCTGGTCGCGGCTTACCTTGGCTACAAAGAGCCGGGGAAGGCGGATGCGAAGGTTACACGACGGGAGGCGCTCAAAATGAATTCCGAAGCGTTAGACGCCATGCCACCCCGCCGGCACGTCAAGACGCTTGCCCAGATGCCAGCTTTTGTCCGGACCCCTGATTTTCTCAAGCTGGTGGATGATCTGAGGCTCTCATGCCAAACGAACTGATTGTATCGATCAAGGCCGACACAAGCGGGCTCTCGGCCGGCCTGGCGGATGCTACCGGGCAAGTTACGGCTTCTGCGGCAGACATGGCCGCTGCTCAGAATGCCGTCACTGCTGCTACCTTGCGTTTGGCTCAATCGCAAGAGCTATTGACCAATGCGACCAGGGGGGGTGCCGGATCAATTAAGTTTGCCACTCAGTGTGTAGACGAGGACACTGCGGCGTTGAGGGTCGCGCAGGCGGTTCTTGATGGATTCGTCCAATCTGAACGCGCAGCGGCAGCAGCAGCAGCGGAAGCGGCGGCGGCAATCAAAGCGCAGGCTAAAGCAGCGGCAGCAGCAGCAGCGGAAGCGGCGGCGGCAAACCGGCAACTGGGCGTTTCCGGTCAACAGGCGGCCCTGGGCGGTGTCCGAGTT